CCGATATCAACATTACAATTCAAAAACGTAATGGTTTATTTGGGTTGCCATCGAGTATCATCATAATCACTCGCCCATCGTACGGTCACTATTGCCTTGAGCAGTCCTGTGCCTTTGCAACGGGGGCAGGGATGTTTTTCCTCGTTGTGGGCTATACCGCCTAAATATCCGCGCGCACAGCATGTTGGGCAGAAAAATCCTCGAACTATGTGAAGTTCCTCGTATTCGAGGTCGTCGTAGCGTCTGGGGTGCAATTCTAGGTGTTTTACTATTTGACTCATTGTTGGAGGGGTTTATTGTTCGTATTGCCCTGTTGTCAGGGTTTTCGTTTGAGATATTTGCGTTTTGCTTTTCCTCTGTTATGTGGGTTACTCCGTGTTCTGTGCCAATAGATAATGCTCTTGTGCGCATTGGTTATCAGTTATTTAAGCTGATAGAACCTATTTTGCGCTCTCTGTTGGGTTCTTTGTATTAGTGCGGTGTAACTCTTCATCTTGTGAGTAATTGAGGGTGATTTGGGGTGTGTTTGGGCTTTCAGAGCGATGTATTCTGACTGAATGCAGATAAAAACCTGCTTCATCGAACTGTTTTATGCAAGACTCAAAGAATCTACGCACCTCATCAGCTGTTATTGTTCGTTTCATTTTATCTCCTCCAATATGATGTATCGGTAATCATCTGAAAGGTCAGATGTGTTGATTGTCTCTCGGTCTGATGTTAGGAGGTTATCGTCATCCTGATAATTATAGACCTGTGCGCAGTCAAGCGAACACCTCCTATGCCATAAAAGCACGGTTGCGTCCTCTTCGGGAGGGTTGAGTTTTAAGTTTTTCCAATTCATCTGTATGTTGCAATTATGTTGATATTGAATGGTTGGGGTTGTTATGATGTCAGAAAGGGCAATCCTCTTCCTCTCCATTGGCAAAAGGGAGGTCGTCAAAGTTAAACCTTGCGGCTTCCTCTGCATCTCGCACTTTCTGTTCGTATTCTCTTATTAAGTGGTTTTCGTTATCCCAAGACGGCTCTATTCCGTTAGTGTAAGGCACATATCTGCCGTTATTGAGATTGTATTTGAAGAGAGCCATACCGCACTCTCCGAGGTGTCTGAATTTTACCTTTTGGACGTGAACCTCAACCGTGTTTTCCACTCGGTTTCTATGCACCACGATACCAAAATCCGTCTTATTGAAAAAGTTGGCAGAGCCGCTGCAATCATACAGCGTGGGAACCTCCGTCTGACCGTCAGAGTTTCGCTTCATCTTCACTGGGTGTACCATTAAGATGACAAGGACATCGTTCTGTTGTGCGAAGTTGGTCAGGCGGTCAAGCAGACGGCTGATGTATTTAGTTTCGTTCTGTCCGTCACTCTCATCTTCGAGCCTGTTGAAAGGGTCAATGACAAGGGCTTTGATACCTTTGCGCCTGACAAGGGATTTTGCCTTTTCGAGAATGGTTTCAAGCCGATAATCATCTTTCGGGGATATGAAGAAAAAGTTGCTTTCGATGTGCGCCTTGACCATACGATACTCTCCGTGTGTCAGGTGTTGACGGTCGAATTTCTTGCCTGTGAATTTCTCTATCAGCTTTGATGCGTGATAGGCGAGCGGAGCGTTTTCAGGAGAGAAGTATGCGAACCGCCAACCATAGCGCATATTCAGACATTCTGCAATCTCATCTATAAACTCCGATTTTCCGCTGCCAGGTATGCCTGTTACGACACATAGACGCTTCGTTTCAAAGGAACACAGACGGTCAAAACAATCGTGTCCGATAGTCACTCCCTTTTGCATTCCGTTCTCAAAGAGAGCGTCAAGGCTGTCCTCAAAATCGCTGACCTGAAAGACCCCCTCTAACTTCGTTTCGGGAGCGTCAGCGATACATTTCAAAAGGCTCTGCTTACCGTATTTAATCAGGTGTTCGTTAGCGTCCTTGCAGCCCTCTCCGTATGACAGCACACGGCAGCGTTCAGGACCAAACCTGCGCATCAGCTCATCACGAAGCTGCACCCCTTTCGTGTCCGTGTCTGACGCTATGTAAATGACCTCCTTGTTATCGAAATACTCTTCAAGGAAATCATCAAGCCATTCGGTGCTGTTAGCTCCGTTAGGGACGCTGATAACGTCTGTGCGTCCGCATTCGTGGAAAGAGAGAGCATCAATCTCTCCCTCTGTTATGACGCATTCAGGCTTGCCCTTGATAGCGTCAATGTTATAGGGAATAAGCTGCGCACCGCCTATAAGCCTGAAATGCTTGTAACCGTCACGATACTTCACGTTGACAAGCTCTCCGTTCAGATAGAAATTGAATTGTATCGTGTTAATCTGACCGCCTTTGCCGTCCTGACCCACGTTAGGCATCCACTCCATACCTGATGTAACTTTCAGGGCTTCGAGCGTCATCTGACTTATGCCACGGCTCTTGAAGTATTCGATGACCTTATCAGAGAGCGGTGCTGTCGGCTTCGGTTTTGGCTTCGTGAATTCAGGCTTCTGTCTGCGGATAGGAGCTTTATTGTGCCACGGCTTCTCCCATTCCTCTTTGCCGTTGATTGTTCCACTCCAACCGCAATAGTGGCAATTCCATACGCCCTTGTCAAGGTCAATGGAAAGGCTCTTGTCTCGTTTGTCTCTTCGGGTGCTATGGCACTGAGGACAGAAGCATTTGACCTTACCTGACCGTTTGCCGTAAGGTATCTCAATACCGAAATCTCTGTAATCTTTCATATCAGTATCCATTGTTGCGTTTGAGCATCCCAAGAGTGTCGGTCAGACGGACGGGGTGGTGCTGACAGCGGTATAATAGCCTTTCCCGACCCGTATGAGCGCGTTCCGTCAGGCGAGATATATTCACCAACGCCAAGAGATTTTTCACCCCCTGTGCGCCCTCTATTTGAGCCACGGCTGTTATCATAATTCCCCTCGATGACCTTTACCCAATTCGTGGGGTTCTCAAATATCCAATCAAAGGTTGCCGTCCAACCCTGATTGTTCTGACCGCAGAGAAACGCTGATGACTGACAGCGACCGAATAACTCTCTGACAAACGCCTCTACCTCATCAGGTGTCTTGCAGCCGAACTCCGTCAGGCGTGTCTTGATTTTGTTACGCCTAACATCATTGAGTTGGCGCACCTTTGGAAGAGAAGAGCAGGTCTCATTCCACACACTGACTATTTTCTGATAGTCTATTTTATTCTCTTCTCTTTTCTTCTCTATTCTAATCTTCTCTTCTCTAATCTCTTCTATTTTATAGGCATCGTTTGCTATACCGCTTGCCATAACAGTGCTATCGTTTGTTATATTGGTGCCATCATCTGACTTACCCCAACGCTTTTGAGCACCGAGCTTACCAGCTTCGGAACGAGCCTTTGAGATTTCCTCTCGCTCTCGTTCCCTGCGCTCTCTGCGGTCAGAGACCTCTTGCAGCCGTTCCTGATGACGGACAGAGAAGATGACCGCTTCGTTGCTTTGGAGAAGCCCGATATGAACCGCATACTCTATTATCTCTGTCAGGCGTTCAGGGGTTATGTCGAAGTCAGCGGCATAAAGCTCGGCTGTGTCCTTGTTGAATGTTATCTCCCATTCCTCGTTGTCAGTCAGGGTTTCGAGCAGATAGTTCCATACTGCGTAGCCGTCATTCCCGAACCGCCTGCGCAGAGCCTTGATTTTGATGTCGTTTCGCATATCCGCGTCGTGGCTAAAGAAGCGGAATTTGTCTGTTGTCAAAGTCATGTTCTGTTTTACATTTGGGCAACAATAGACTGACGCAGACGCTCGTTTTTGGCGGACCATTCAAATGTCCGTATCATCCATTGCTTGTAATTGGTTGGTATATCTTTTATCAGAGTGCCTTTGTATTTACCAAAGGGCATTATCTCTATCGGTGCTGATGCGAGAGTGTCAACAGCCTTTGTGTCCTCTCTTGTGTATTTACCGATGTCGTGTATTGGTATGCCTGACAGTAGCCGACCGCCTGTCCCGAACATACGCCATAACTTGCCCTGCTCAAACGTGATGTCCTCAACACGCCCGAACCGCTCAACGTTCCCTCCGAGGTCTATTATCAGAGCGTCTGCCTTGTCAGGGTCTATTCGGGTGGCGCGACCGATAATCTGATAATACAGAGCGATAGAAGCCGTTGATATGCCGAGACAGATACAATCAATGCCTGTATAGTCAAATCCTGTTGAAAGCACCCTGACGTTAAATATTACCCTGATTTCTCCCTCTCTGAAACGCCTGATGATATACTCTCGCTCTGTTTTATCCATATCGCCATAGATGACCGCAGAATTGGGATATTGGCTTGCGAGATACTTTGCGTCAGCAACCGAGGGAGCAAAGGCGAGGATATGCTTGCGTTCAGGGTGGCGGTTCAAAGCATCAATGATACTCTGTGTTCCTCCGTTGGCTTCGTATGCGTCCTGAACACTCTCTTCGGTGTATTCTGACTTCGAGGAATTGAAAACGAGTTTGCTGTCGTCAAAGTCAGATGTCTCATAGGTCAGGGGCGACCAATATTTGAGCCTTACCATTTCGCTGACCTGACTAACGTGGATAATGTCTTTGAAGAAATTGCCTTTCTTGCTGCGTGATGTCAGCATAACGAGCTTCGAGAATTTATTGCCGTCTCGGTCATTGTTGGTTTGGAGCTTCACTGGTGTTGCCGTTATACCGAGGACGTGGGTTATGCCGCTGTCAGCGAGGAAGCGTCCAAGCATTGAGTCGGCTTCCCTCGGATAGAGGGGGGCCTCATCAATGAGCATCTTTGTGAACCCCTGACGCTTAAATTCTGCCCCTAAATTCTTAATTGAACCGATAGTGGCGTAAGTTATATGTGCGATGTG